GGGTTCTGCCGCCGGCCTTGCCTAAGGGACCGGCAGCTCCTCTAATTCTTACTCGTTTGTTTCTTACCCTGTCTCTTCTCAACCGGAGGTAGGACGGCCTTCTCCGTTTTCAGCGTCTCCTCTACCGGGATTGCATAACCGCCCTTTATCCACTCGGCGGCAACATCCGGACGGGCTTCCACCTCGGCGCCTGCCAGTAACTTAACCGTCGGCACCGCTTTCATCGTGACGTCTTTTACCAGTCTGATTTTCATAACCACTCCTCTTAATACCGATTTCCCGAGCTGTCGTTATAGGCCTTCCACAAAACGTTGTAGAGTTCCCAGTCTTTCTTCTCGGCGGCCTCATCCATCTCTTTGCGTATCTGTTCCCTGTAGGCTCTCTCCATCTCAGCCCACAGTTTGCATAATTCGAACGGTGACTTAATTTCCTCTATCAGCCATTTTATGAATCGTCGAAACATCGTTCGCTATCCTTCCCCAGGCTCTTATCAGGCAATAAGGAAACATGACCACGCAGAGGAACGGAAACGCTATATTGCACACCGCGTCGATAAGTTTGTCTTCGTTAAGTTTCAATATCTTCTACCCACCATGGCCAGATATAATTGACGACCTTCACCGGGATGCCGTACTCCCAGTTCCTGATTTCCAGTTGCTTCGCCCACCAGTCAATCATCATCCTGTACGGCGGGTCGTAATCGTAAATCACTATTAAAAAGTTAATGCCGGTCCGCATGAAATCAGTCCGGCTTTTACTGAGCTTGCAATGTTTGAAGAACTCATCCCGTATATGTATCAGGCGGATTGAGTTCGGATTCCATACGTAAGGTAAACCGCTCTCAAGATGTATTCCCTCCTGCGGTTCGGGAAACTTTTCGCTGAATGTTTTCAGTGCTCTTCTGGCTTTGAGAAGAGCTTTCACCTTGTCGACGTTACTCGTCCCGGGTGAAAGGATGGATACGATACTTTCCACCATCGGCTGCTTGATTTCGTTAATCATGAGCTGCTGCATTTCGTAAGACGAGAATATCGTCTGCCGTCTGTTGTGTTCAGCTACCCGGGCATCTCTCGCTTTCTGCCAGGCTTCTCCCATTGTTCTCCTCTAAAAGTCGGGCCGGAGATTTCTCCCCGGCCCCGTGTTCACCCTTTGGTCTGGTTTATGTTGCGTACGTGATGGCATCGCTGATAACTAGGTGGCCGTCAGGCATTACCAGCACCAGGTAAACTGTCTTACCAGAAGGTATGACAATTGCCAGGTCAACGTCGCCGTCGGATTCACAGGTCATGAAGCCTGCGACATTTGAAGAGAGTTCGATGAGTAATCCGTCGGTGCCGATGGCATTGCTTGTGACATCGGTAGAAGTTGTCGAAAGGGAGTTGCCGTATTCATCATTGGACAGGTACCACGGCACGGTATATCGTTCGACAGCGTCCTCTCCGTTCGGTCCATTGAACTGGATTGCCACCGTATCGGTACCGGCAGTTGCCCCCGCAGCCCCGTTGGTTACGGTGATTTCAGCATCGATATTTTGGGTCATTCTATTGCCCATTTTAATTCCTCGCTTTATTTTATTCAGGAGGGGCGGAATTTCACCGCCCCGATTCAGTCTTTAGGTGTTGGCGTTGCCGATGCCGTAGAATGCGCTGGTGTCAATCGTCCCGCCGCCGACCCGTTTCCCGATGATGAAACCTACCATGCCGCTTTCAGCATAGAGTTCATCGAGTCTCTGGATGGTGATGCCCTGCCGGTCGACGATTTTATAACCGACTTTGAAATTACCGAAAACGACTTCGATAAGGTCGGTTGTCTGGCTGGCGTAGCCCATGTCGTTTTGGTTGAAGATGGGGAACCCGTCGAAGTTATTCGGCTGGCCGAGTTGCAGTGATGGCTGCCACATGTAGTTCCCGTAGTAACCGGAGGCGACGGCTTCCTTATACTGCCGGGCTTTCAGCTCAGTGATTCTGTGCATCAGCCATGCAGAACCGTTCAGATACTGGGCGCCGAGGCCGTATTCGCAGGCAAGCATATCGTCGATTTTCAGGGTATCGGCGGTCGTCCAGTCGGTATGCGAGATACTGGCCAGCGTGATGCCGTCCGGTTCATTGTAGGTGGTATGCCCGCGACCGACAGCGAACATCTTCGCTTCGTCGTTTGCCAGGGCGATACTCGCCTGTTCAACGATTGCCGCCACCAGGTTTGCTTCGGCATCCATCATCTCATCCTTGCCGAGTTTGATGAGCACCTGCTCGTCCTCGACGTAGATGGTGATTTTGTTGGGAGTAGGAGTACTTTCGGTGATGGTTGCGCCGGTTTCCAGTTTACCCCATCCCACCGTCACCGCTCCCATGGTCGGGAATTCAACCTTGTCACGGGTCGTATTCCGGATGCCGGCATACTGGCGGAAAGAGTTTATCTGCGGGATGGCTGTCAGTATCTGGCTCTCAAGGTCCTGAGGTACGTAATACAGCCCGGCTGTATTCTCGATGAGAGCGCGTTCCTCATTCTTGAGTGCCCTCTCTCCGCCCCGGATGTATTTCATGAAAGCTGCCCGTTTTTCCTTGGCTCGCTCTTCCGGATTCAACGGTATATCCGGTACCGGTTTCATCGGTTCCGACTGCCGGAGCTGGTCTTCAGGAATCTTATTGACACGGATATACGTGTCCATCTCCCTTTCCAGCTTGTCGGCTCTTTCAGCGAGTTCCGAAGCCTTGTTTTCTTCTTCGTCGGTTAATGACCGTTTTTCGTTCTGCGCTTTGATGAAAAGGTTCTTCGCCTCAGTTCTCAGCGCCGAGATGTCTCTCCTGTATTCCATGACTTTAAGCATGGTTCTGTCCCTCCGTTTTGTTTATTTTTATAAGATATCCGCGTTTCAGCGCCTGCTCCCCCAGCCTATCAGCCCAGCTTGTCACAGCCTGCTGACCGCCAGCCGGTTCTTCATCGCCTGTCAATGGGTTCTCTTTGAATTCAAGTGCCCTCGCCTTCACATCCGTCTGAGGATATGCCGGATAGGTCACCGGGCTGACATCATACAGCCGCGCCTTGACAACGTGCCTGATAATGTCGTGTTTCTTGTCATCCCACATCGCCTCGAAGGCCTCCATGGCTTTGACTTCCTTCCCGTCCACCTCCCATGTCTCCCCGTCCTTGCCGTCGATTCGGAAAGCGAATGAGCACTGCGATACGTCTTTACGTTCAACACTGACCGCCAGGTCCCGGGCATAGCTCGTATCCGGCATGTCTATCGTGAAGCGTAATCCCTTCTCGTCCTCTTCCAGTTCAAGGGTCTTCGCCTTATTTCTCCCGAGTATGTAATTCGGGTCATGATTGAAGAGCGCCCTAACATCATCGGTCTTGATTGCCCTGGTAAATGCGCCGGCATCGATTATCTCTCTGAACCCGCCGAGGTCTTCACTCTTCATGCCAAATACCGCAGCGTGCCCCTCGAGCGTTTTACCCTGGCCGTCATCCCCGGCAGCCCTGACAACGATGCTGTCAAGTTCATACGTCCTGACCTCGCGGTCATTGACCCGATGTTCTCTTATCTCGGTTTTCATTTATTGCCTCCACATTCCGGATAATAAAAAACCGCCTCGTAAGGTGGTCGAATATTTCTCAGAAATAATTTACTTCTCGCGTGTTTTCTTTTCTTCCCAGCCCCTGAGCCGTACCTCCGCAGTTTCCGGCGTTATCCCCTCCAGAGACTTCATTGAGTCTGCGGTGTACGCCGCTGCAAACCTGTCCCCGTCCTCAACGAACTGGCTCACCTGCCGGCTGATGTAATTCGGGAAATCCCTGTAGAAATCGGCCAGCCATTTTCTGAAGTCTTCCCCAGTGTACTTCTGTGAAGCCTGGAGGATATTCTGCTTCTCTCGTCCTGCTATTTTCTTGATGATATCCTCGAGCTGCTGCCCTTCGGTAACCTGCCCTCCGGCAGCCGCTGTCGTCAAAGGCATCATGTTCTGCTGTACGAAGTAAGTATCTCCGCCCTCGATAGGATTCATGTTTTCTTTCTCGCGGATATCATTGGGAGACAGTGCCCCGAGATAGGACATCTCCTTGTAGAACGTTGCCCTGCCCGCTGCATCTCCCCGCATCAGGTTATCGACGAGAGCTTCGATGTAGTACACCTTCCGCTCTTCCTGCCCTAGTAGTTTCAGGCTGGCAGATAACTCATTCCGCGTATGCCACGGCTGGATTGTATAAATCAGGAAACCAAGGTTCTGCTGCTCGATACCTGTCCCCCAGCTCGTCGACCTCTCGGTATCGCTGACCAGGTGCGGAGGCACCCGGTAGAACCGGCATAACTCACTGACCTGGAATTTCCTTTCAGCAAGTAACTCGGCGTCGACCGGGTTTATCCCTACCTTCTCCAGTTTCAGCCCTTCCTCGAGGACCATCATCCGGTGACTCTTCCCCAGTCCCGCATACTGGTTATTGAGGCTTCTCTCAAGATTTTTAGAGCCCTGTTCACTGAGAGCTTTATCGGTCGATGCTACCATCCCGAGGTGAGAGCCCTGCCCGTAAAACCTCGCGGTGAACTCTTCGGCAGCCATCGCCAGGGCGATTGCCTCTTTGTTCTTCTGGATGGGAGAGTACCCCATCAGCCCGTCGTACCCGAACCCCGGCATGTGCCATATTCTCCATGCCGGCAGTTTATGCTCCAATCCGTCCGGAGTCTTGTAGTAATACCAGATGACGCCTTTTTCCCGGACAACTCTCATCTGTGACGGATCGAGCGGCCAGAGCCCCCGCACCTGACCGGTACTCATATCCCAGTCTATCTCGACGTATGAGTTCCCCCAGCCCAGAACATGACCCATCCTGACCTGGTCGAAGGTGAAAGAGTCCATCTCAGGGTTCGGTGAATCGTGCAGTAACGGGTAGAGAGAATGGTTCACCGCCCGTTCGCGTCCCTTCGGATCCATCCGCCTGTAGAGTATTTTCCTATTCTCAGCGAAGATATCTGCGATAAGAGAGATACAGGCGTACACGACGGTTATATTGAGCGCTTTATTCTCGTTTACTGTGATACCGGTGTTTGTTGCGTTACCCTGTCCCAGGGCGATTGCAATATCCTTTATTGAATACCTGCGCTCAATTAAGTTTTTCAATACAGCCATGTTTACCCGCCTCTACTCGGTTTAGTTTCAGACAGGGCGATAATTATAAACAATACCCCCAGCAGAATCACCGCTACCGGCAGGTATATCATCCCCACGCCGCCGCAAATAGTCAGCCCTCCGGCGTAGAAAAATACATCACTCCGGTCTATTTTCAGCTTAGGCTTATATAACTTCTTCAAAAAACCTTCACCTCTTGAGTCTCGTACATACTCGGCCCGTTTTCCCCTTCATGCCGGACCGCCCGGTCGAGCGCCATCAGGAGCGCTACCGCCCCGTCTATCCTCTGCACTGCCTTCGCCTTATTCGGCTTCAGGTTTTCTGCCGCGTCCTGCTCCAGTACCAGGTTATCGATATTCCACCGCAGCACCGGGTGTCCCCCATGCTCCAGCTTTCCCGTCAGTACCAGCCGTATCAGTTCCTTACAGGCCGGACTCATGCTCTTGAACCCCTGCCCGAACCCGACTATCAGCGGATGTCCCGGACCTGCTTCTTTTTCATCGATGGCGAATCCCTCTTCCTGGAGGTCAACCATCAGCTTTGCCGCTCCCCAGCGGTCATAAGCAAGTTCTTTCAGTTCGAACTTCTCTCGTATCTCCAGCAGGTCCCGCTTGATGTAGCTGTAATCAACGACATTCCCGGGAGTCGCCGTAATGAACCCTCGTTTCACCCAGGTTGAATACGGTACCTTGTCCCGCTTCTCCGCTTCCCTCATCGTATCTTCCGGTATCCAGAACCGGTGTACGCTCTTGAATGTATCCCCGCATGGAAAGACGATTGCCAGCGATGTCAGGTCGATTGAGCTTGACAGGTCCAGTCCTCCGTAACAATCCGACCCCGCCAGTTCTCCCTCGTCGACATTCCCCTTGCAGGCGTCCCATATCTTCAACGGTATCGGCTTGATGGTGCTCTTGACCCACTGGTTAAGCCTGAGCTGCCGGAACGTGTTCTCCTTCGCCGGATTCTCCAGCGCTTCCTTGAACTGGCTCCGTACTGATTCCATTCGGATGATATGCCCCAGTGAAGGATTGACCTTCTTCCATGTGCTCTCTTTTGTCCAGAGCTCAGGATCCTGCTGGTCTTCGGCTTCATCCAGCCCGTATATCACAGGGTAGAACTCAGGGTCTTCCCGGGTACCGTTCAATATCTCACGGGCTTTCTCATGCACTTCCCAGCATACCGAATTCCTGTCAACCCCTGCTGTCGTCAGGAAGACGTACAGCGGCTGCTCCCTCGCGTCCCCAGTCCCGTCTGTCAGTACGTCGTATAACCGTCTATCCGGCTGCGTGTGCAGCTCGTCGAATATGACACCCGATATATTGAACCCGTGTTTCGTCTTCGATTCTGAAGACAGCACACGGTAAAATCCGCCGTTCTTGTAATTGACGATTCTCTTGACCGAGTCTACCGTCTTGCAGACCTTCTGCAGCGCCGGCGAGAACTCGACCATGTCTTTCGCCACGTTGTAAACGATTGCCGCCTGGTCCCGATCTGACGCCGCCGAATATACCTCAGCGCCCGGTTCGTTATCCGCTATCAGGAGGTAGAGAGCGAACCCTGCCCCCAGCTCCGACTTTCCGTTTTTCTTCGGGATTTCGATATAGACCGTCTTGTATAACCTGGTACCGTCCGGCTTCAGTGTCCCGAACACTTCCCGGATTATCTTTTTCTGCCAGGGAAGCAGCGTGAAAGGTTTCCCCCGCCAACGGCCTTTCGTATGCTTCAACCCCTCGAAGAACCGCACCGCCCTGTCCCCAGCCTCTTTATCGTAATAGCAGCCCTTCGGCAGTTTCCGCTCTTTTTCTTTAGTTCTTCCTCCGGTCATAATTCCCCGTAAATTCATCCAAGGCGTCTTCAGTACCTTCCGACTTGTCGACGATGATGCGGCTCCTCGATGCCGGCGTCATCCCGAACTCAGTCAGGAACTTGTGCATCTGCTCCATGGCCTGCTTCCTCACAGAGAGAAGAGGCTCGATGATAGCATTCCCGTTACTCGTGACGGCAACCATCCCATTCGATACATTCAACTTCAGCCCCGGGTTTTTCTTCTTGAGCTTCATCGTCTCCCTGTATAATTTCTTCATCTTGGCCAGCTCCGCCTCGACTTCTTCGAGCTGCCCCCAGGCTATGCAGTACCCGGCCAGTGCCGCCCGATCGATGCGTGTCATCATCCCCAGGGTATGAAGTTCGGCAGAAACCCGCTGATACTCTTTCCGCGCCGACCCCTTGATGAAAGCAGGACACGCCGGCACAGCATTGACCGGCTTCGGCTCTTTCAGATTGAGCTGCCGCTTCCCCGGATTTCCCTCAAGTTCCTTTAATGCTGTCGGCCTCGGCGCCGGGCCTGTCTTCTTTGCCACCGTAATCACCCCTTGAAAATGCTGGTAGCGAGTGGAGGATTCGAACCTCCGGCCTTCAGGTTATGGGCCTGATGAGCTGCCACTGCTCTAACTCGCATCACTCGCTTCCTCAGTCTCATCGAGACTATCGATGATTCATTTTTCGTAAAATTCCACGGTTTTTAACCGGTATGATTTTTATCCGGATACTTTAATATCGCGTGCGTGTGACCCCCCCTCCCTAAACCTGCGAAATGTTTTTCCAAGG